TTATGATTCACTTACTGTATTTATGAATAGTATTAATAATGAAATGTATATAGTATATTAAAATGGCAGATAATAAAACAGTAATAGAGGTTGAGGTTAAAGGCACGGATGCCGCAGCTAACTCACTAAAAAATTTAAAGAAAGAATTAAAGGAAGCCCAAGCAGCTGCCCTCAATGGAGATGGTAATGCAGCGAAGCGAGTTGCTGAATTAAAGGATAAGTTAGATGACTTAAACGATGCAACAAAAACTCTCAAAGGCTCAGGGGTTGAAAGAGTTGGTAGTTCATTTGGTTTATTAGGCGATGGATTAAAGAACTTAGATTTAGATGCGGTTAAGACTGGATTTAAAGGATTAGGTGCAGCAATGAATGCTATACCATTAATGATAATAGTTAGTGGTGTAATGATGTTAATGGAGAAGTTTGACATCATGGGTAAGGTAGTTGATTTAGTTACTAATTTATTTTATGCCTTTACAGATGCCATTGGATTAACTAATAAAGCAGATGAAAAGTTTGCAAAGGAAGCAGTAGCTAACGCTCAGAATGTTCAAAAGGCAAAAGAAGCCCAATACGATGCTGAAATAAAAATGGCACAAGCAGCAGGGCAAGATGTAAAAGAATTGGAGTTAGAAAAATTAAAATCTATTGAAGATAGCATACAATCTCAATTAACTGCTTTAGAAGATTTAAAAACTAAAAAGAAAAAATTAAATGATGAAGAGCAAAAGCAATATGATGAGTTACAATTAAACTTAATGAAATCTTCAGCCGATAGAATGGCTAAAGAATTATCTAATGCTAAAGAGCAACAACAACAATTAGCAAATTTAGCGAATTTAGAAGATAAGTTAAGGGTAGCAGGATTATCAGAAAGAGAAAAACAAATTGATGCAGTTAAAAAACAAGAACAACAATTAAGAGACGAGTTAGAAAAAAATCATAAAGTAAGGTTAGGTAATGAAATGAATGATACCAAGCGTTACAATGAAGATGTAAAGAAAATTCAAGAACTTACTCAACGTGAAATAAATCAAATAAATAATAAATATTACGAGGAAGCTAAGGTTAAAAAGAAAGCACAAGACGAAGAGAAACGTAAGGAAGAGGAAGAATTATTAAATCAATCAGCATTAATAGAACAAAATAGGATAAAACTACAAAATGATGCTATCAATGAATTAAGGAAACAAAATCTAGCATCGATTAATGAAGATTTAAAAAATGCTGAAATAATAAATTTAGGTGAAATACAAACAATTCAAGCTAATGCAGATTTAGGAAAGGCAATTGCAAATAAAGAATATAGAGATAAGGAATTAGCATTTGATAGAGCGCAAGCAGCTGAGAAAGCTAAAATAGCTGAACAAGGATTAAAGTCAATACAAAACTTATCAGATATATTCTTTTTAGCTCAATCTTCAAAAGCTAAGAAAGGTAGTGCAGAAGCCGAAGCATTAGCTAAGAAACAATTTAAAGTAAATAAGGCCTTGCAATTATCAATGGCAGTTATGGATGGTTACAAAGCTATTACTGCTTCATTAGCACAGGCTCCTGTTGCTATCGGCCCTATTCCTAATCCTGCCGGTATTGCTTCATTAGCATTTGCAGTAACTACCTCAGCAGCGAATGTGGCAAAGATTTTAGCAACTCAATATGAATCTACATCTACAGGTGGAGGTGAAACACCAACCCCATCAATAGGAAGCACAGGTGAAACTCCAACAATAACACAACCAATGGCACAACAAGCACAAACACCTGGCACTAACTTCGATGCTCAAGGTAATGTAATCGGAGGTGGTTCTATTAAAGCCTATGTAGTAGAAACTGAAATAACGAATAAACAAACAACTGTAAATAGACTTGAAAGTCAAGCACAATTTGGATAATTTAAAACAAATGTAATTTAATACTATGGAATTAATCGACTTATATATTGATGAGAATTTAGAAGACAATAGCGGAGTTAATGGTATTGCTACTGTTGATAGTCCTGCTATTGAACAAGGTTACTTCGCATTCAATAAAAATAAAAAAACTATCAGATTAACATTAGGAACTAACAAAGATAACTTCGCTCCAATATCCTCTGACAAACAAATATTAGCAGGTGCTTTAATGATACCTGACATGGAGATATACAGAAATGATAATGGTAGAGAATACAACTGCCGATTCACTAAAGATACTATTCAAAAGATAGTTAAGAAATTTTCAATATTAGGATTCAATAATAGCATCAATGAGATGCACGATTTAAGCAAACCGATTAATAACTCAGTATTGTATCAACATTTCATTATTGATAGAGCAATGGGTATTAATCCACCTCTTAATCAAAATCATTTACCGGATGGGACTTGGTTTGGATTTGTGTATGTTGGTGATAAGAAAGTTTGGGATGAATTTATTAAAACAGGTATTTATACAGGCTTTAGTGTTGAAGGTAATTTTTATGAGCAATCGGTTAATGAATTAAGCGAAGATGAAGCTAAGGCTATAATTGATGCGCTATAATTTTTTACACAAAATCTAAGTAATTGTAATTTAATAAATAAAGAATAAAATGACATTTAAAGAAGCCGTAAACAAGATTCTAAGTGCGGAACAGAAAACAGAATTGAAAGAATTATTTACTTTCAATACTCCTGTACTTGTTGTAGCACCTGAGAATACTCCTGTAGCTGAGCCTGTAGTAATGGGTGAAGCTAAGTTAGTAGATGGTACTATCGTGAAATACGATACTCCTGAATTAGTAATTGGTTCAATGATAACTGTAGTAACTCCGGATGGTGAGTTTCCTGCTCCTGTAGGTGAACACACATTAGAGAATGGTACTGTAGTAACTGTTGATGAAACAGGTAAAGTAATTGAAATCGAAGTTAAAGAGGAAGCACCTGAAGTTATAGTTGAGCCTGTTGCTCCTGTAGCAATGGCAGTAACTCCTGAAGAGAAACAAGCTATAATGGATGAGGTTATAGCAATGTTTGAACCAAGACTAAAAGCATTAGAAGATGCTTTATTAGTAAGTCAAGCAGCATCAAGTGAATTACAAAGTAAGTTCAGCGAGTTCGGTAAGTTGTTAGATTTACCAACTAATGAGCCTACAAAAGTAGTAGATAGTAAATTTCAAAGTAAACTAAATAAAATAAAACAATTTAACAAATAAAAATAAAATCAAATGGCAAATGGATATGATGTTTCCGCTTTAGGAAGCTATACAAAACAAGACGCAAATTCTCTTATTTATAAGATTATCGCAGGTGGTCAAACTGCTTCATTAATGACAGTACAAACAGGTGTAAAATCTGCTGAAACTATTAACATCGTAGCTGCTCGTGCTGTATGGCAAGCAGGTGGTGCTTGTGGTTTTACTGCTTCAGGTGATACTACTTTCTCACAAAGAACTATCACTATCGGTAAAGTAACTGCTCAATTAAAATGGTGTGAAGCTGATTTAGAAGCTAAGTATTTACAAGGTGCTTTAAAGGCAGGTAGTCAATATGACATGCTTACTTTCGAACAACAAATAGTTGGTGATGTTTTACAAAACATTATCAAAGATAAAGAAAGAGCAATTTGGCAAGGTGATACTTCATCAACAAGTGCTTACTTAAACAAGTTTGATGGTTTAATTAAAATTATCGGTGCTGCTTCAGGTGTTAATTCAGCTACTACTGTAACATGGTCAGTTGCTAACTCAAGAACTGCAGTTCAAAACGTATTGACTGCTATGACAGATGATATGTTAGCTAACCCTAATATTAAGATATTTATCGGTACTGCTGAAGCTCGTGACTATAGATTGAAGTTAGGTATTGATAATTTATACCACTTAACTGGTGCCGATGCTAAGTTATATGCTGAGAATTCAGATATCGAAATTGTACCGGTAATTGGTTTATCAGGAACTAAGAAACTTTATGCAATGTCTACTGAGAACATGTATTTAGGTTGTGATTTACTTAACGAAGAAGAAAAATTAGATTTATTCTTTGCTAAGGAAGCAGATGAAATCAGAATGAATTGCAAGTTTAAATTAGGTGTTCAAGTAGCATTCCCTGATTTAATTGTTAAGCAAATCAACTCTTAATAAAACTTAATAGGGGAGAATAAAACCTCCCCTTTTTTATAACAAATAAAATTATAATTAATTATGGCATGTGTATTAAATAGTGGTATTACCAAAGCTTGTAGAGATGCAGCACCTGGTCTTACTACCGTATATGTTACCGAGTTTAGCAATTATACTCAAGGTACAATTACATCTGCTTCAGGTATTATAACTAACTCAACTTCATTCTTAAATACGACTAAAAAGTTTTGGGTTTATGAATTAGAGATGGGTGTTGGTTCTGAAGTAGAAAATATCAATCCTGATAGCAAAACAGGAACATTAGCAATAGCGCAAAACTTGAATTTTTATATTCCTAAAAAACAAGCATCTATTGCACAACAAGTAATGTTGTTAGCGCAACAAGATTTACTATTTATCGTTAAAGATAGAAATGGTAAATATAGATTATTAGGTCAAGAGTTCGGAATGAGAATGATAGCATCAACTGCGCCATCAGGTATTGCAGGAAATGAGCAATCAGGCTATGTATTAGCTTTCTCAGGTGAGGAAAGAACATTAGCAAATGAAGTACCAAGTAGTTTAATTACTGCTTTGACTACTGCAGCATAATTTTCCATGCTCTATATATAATCAGACTAACCCTGTAAGGTTAGTCTTTTTTATTTTAAAAACTTTCAAAAAATTGTAATTTAATATAAATGCTATATCTAATAACAGGCGGAAATACAATAACAGTTACACTAACGGAGAAAGTTACAATAGCTAATCCTCAATTTGTTTTTGTATTTGTTAACGATAATACAGGTAAAAAATTCGCATGTACTTCAACAGATATAAGTCCTAATACAGATAGATATAATCAGTTTGATTTAACACTAACTACAACAACACCTAATCCATTATTAGCTGAGGTTCAGTTTGACGATTATGGTTTCTATCATTATTATATTTATCAAATAGTTGATGCGACTACATTCAACTATAATACAATAAACACAACAGATTTAAGAACATTAACAGGATTAGTTGAAACAGGTAAGGCTTATTGGTCTGCTCCTGTAACAGTTAATTATTATTATAAAGACATTAGAACATCGATTGTAACGTATGGCCAATAGTGAAATAGTAGGAAATCTACTTAAAATAGAATTTGAGAATAACACAATGCCAGTTGTGGCAGTGAAATCTAATAAGCCATATTTATATTGGGGACAACAAAACAATTATCCATCTTACCTATTAGAATTATATAAGCGTAATGCTTATCATGGTGCGATTATAAAAACTAAGGCCGAGCATATTTATGGTAAGGGATTATGTTATGACAAAGACGAATTAACATTAGCTGAGCAAATTCAATACGATAATTTTTTAAGTAAGGCAAATAGATTCGAGGATTGGAATAGTATCTTTAGAAAGAACACAACACCATTTGAATTATTTGATGGAGTAGCATTACAAGTGATTTACAACTTCAATGGTAAGTGCGAAGTGTATGCGATGGAGTTTGCTAAGTTAAGATTAAGTCCGGATGGTAAAACAGTTTACTATTGTGATAAATGGATTAATGACGATGGGACAAGGAATATAAATCCTGAAAGACATGATTCATTTCAAGAGTATCCTATATTTAATCCGCAAGTAAGAACAGGCACACAAGTATTATATTACAAGTTACCTACATTAACTGCAATGGAGTATGGAGACATATATCCTGAGCCAAATTATTTACAATGTTGCCAAGATATCGAAACAGATATTGAGATTACTAACTTTCATTACTCAAATACTAAACAAGGATTTAGCGCATCTGCAATGCTTTCATTATTTAATGGTGAGCCTACAGAAGCCGAAAAAAAGAAATATAGCAGATTATTTGAGAATAGATTTACAGGTACAAGTAATGCCGGAAAGATTATATTTAACTTTGTTAATCAAGGTGGACAAGAAGCTAAAATAACTTCATTAACTGCTTCTGATTTAGATAAACAATTTGAGATATTATCTAAGCGATTACAACAAAATATTTTAACAGGACATCGAGTTGACCCTGCATTAGCTGGTATATTCAGCGATACAATGATTGTAGGAGATAATACTGTTTACTTACAGAAATACGATAGATGGGTAAAATCATACATTGAACATAGACAAGCGATACACATTGAGATTATTCAAATGATAGGCGAAGTTAATGGAGTTGATTTATCTAAGTTAGAAGTAAAACAGAAGGCTCCTGCATCATTGGATTTACCTTACGATACTAACCTATTGACTACATTGTTTGATGCTGAAACTCTTAAGAAACATTATGCGAAGCAGTTAGGTATTAATATTGCTGAAAGTTCAGAGGTGGAGGTTGCTAAGGGTGAAGTTGAAATGGAGGGAGTTAATGAGCATTTAAAGAATATAACTGCTAAGCAATGGATTCATATTAAGCGATTAGTTCGTGAGGTTAGCAATGGCAAGACATCGAAAGATGCTGCTAAGATGTTAATTAAAAATAGCTACGGATTGAAAGATGAAGATATTGAGTTATTATTCAAAAGTCCTGAAAGTACATTTGCTAAGCATAACGAAGATAAGATAATAGAGATGTTTTTAGAATGTGCTATTGATGATAATCCTGACGATGAAATATTGGCTGAGTTTGAAGTAAAGAACGGATTTGAAGCATTAGAGAAAGAAAATAAATTTTTTAAACATAAATTTGCTAATCCTTATGAAGATCCTGCGAAGTTAGAGAATGCCATTATAGATATGACTTCAGGAAATCCATACATAACACCTGAAGAGATAGCAAAGCAATTAGCATTAGATGTAGCGGTTATTTATGCTACCATTGAAACAATGAGGTTAGCAGGTTTATTAAACACATTAGAGGGTACAATAATGCCAACACCTAAAGCTATTGAAAGAACAATAAAGCCTGTTAAAACTGAAATATACACCGTTTACAAGTATATCACTCGCGAAGATGTACCAAGAGCAATAACAGGAAGTAGGCCATTCTGCGAGAAACTATTAAGGGCATCAAACAATGGCAAAAGATGGACACGTGAAGCAATAGATAAATTATCTAATGACATGGAAGATAATACCGATGCTTGGAGTTATAGAGGAGGATATTATACAAATCCTAACAATGGTGAAACTACTGCATATTGCAGACACATTTGGAAATCAGTAATTAAAGCAAGAAAGAAATAATGAGTAATTTAATTATATCAGAAAACTATTTAAAAGAGTATACAACTATCAATAATAATGTTGATGTGAAAATAGTAACTCCTGTAATTCAAGAGGCTCAGGTATTCTATATACTGCCTATTTTAGGCACTCAACTATACAATCAAATAATATCTCAAGTTGGTAGTAATACTGTTTCAGCTGCTAATGTAACTCTATTAGACAATTATGTAGTGCCTTGTTTAATGTACTATGTAAAATGTGAGTTAATCCCTGAAATGAAATACAGAATGATGAATAAGGGAGTAATGATTAAGAATAGTGAAAATTCACAACCTGCTGATTTGACTGAGATACAATTCTTAATGGATAGAGCAAAGAATAAAGCAGAAGAGTTAGCCGAAAGGACAACACGATTCTTAAGACATAATTCAAGTACTTATCCATTATACACTGCGAATGCTCAATACGATGAAATTAGACCGAACAGAAACAATTATACAGGCGGTATATTTGTAGGTGATTTAAGAAGTGATGAAGATGATTGCAATATAATTATAGGTAATTATTAATATGGGAGTGCATAAAAAAAATATTAAACTATTACAACAATACGAAAAATTAAATGCTAACACTAAACCAGATAGTAAAGCTATTCGAGGACAAAAAAACAAACCACGCTCAACTAAGTAAAGGTACATTCATCTTTGATGAGAGTGCTGAATGGGGTGCTGATTTTGAGATAACTTATCCATTGTTTGGTGTAAGGTTACAACCATCAACTCTTAATGGTAACATTCATACCTTTAATTTTATGTTTGAGTTTGTGGACCATGTACATCAAGACAAATTGAATCAAACCGAAGTATTAAGCGATATGATGTCTATAGCATTAGATATTTTTGCGCAAATAAAATCTGATTTAGAAGATTATTATGATGCTACAGTAAACATAACAAGTTCATTTCAGCATGGTATCGGTGTATATGATGACGATGTTACAGGATGGCAAATGACTGTATCGGTTGAACAGTTTTATGACATGAGTACTTGCGAAACTCCGAATAGTGGATTGAATGCAGGTGTTGTTAAGATATTAGACCAAAACGGAAATGTAATAGCTACATTGAATCCAAACTCAACTTATACAGTTGAGGTCTTACAAGAAATCATACAAACATTAGTTGACCCTGCACCGGCAACAATTATACAAACATTAACATAATGGCAATCGTAGAATTAAGATATTCACCTCAAGATAGTGCATGGTTTACTGCCAATGCAACATTAGTATTAAAAGCAGGAGAGCCTGCCTACCATTCTACAACAGGACAATTCAAGTTAGGCGATGGTACAACTCAATTAAGTGCTTTGCCATTCTTACCTGCTGCAAGTGGTGGAGGTAGTGGAGTGCCTTATACAGGTGCAACTGGTAATGTAGATTTAGGGGAATATCAAATAAAAGTAGGTCAATTAGAATTAGACCAAAGTCCTACAGGAACTGCAGGTGTAACTATAACACGATGGAATAATACATTAGGTTCAACAGAAACTACTTTAAAAGGTGGTAGCGTTGTACTTAAGAATGGAGTTGATTTAGTTGCAAGGGTAGTTAATAAAGTTACACCGAATACAACACTAACTAAAGCAGCATATCAAGTTGTTAAGGTTACAGGAGCGCAAGGTCAAAGATTAGCAGTTAATTTAGCACAAGCTAATAACGATAATAACTCAGCCGATACATTAGGAATAGTAACTGAAACAATAGCTACCAATCAAGAGGGTTTTATTATTTGTGTTGGTCAGATTGAGAATATAAACACTACAGGCTCATTACAAGGCGAATCATGGTCCGATGGTGATTTGTTATATTTAAGTCCTACAACACCAGGAGCGATAACTAAAGTAAAACCAACAGGCGCAACAGGTCATATAGTAGTGCTTGGTTATGTAGAATACGCTCATCAAAATAATGGTAAGATATATGTAAAGATTATGAATGGGTGGGAATTGGATGAGTTACACAATGTGTATATCAATGCACCTGCTGATAATGAGATATTGACTTATGAGAATGCTACTTCGTTATGGAAAAATAAAACAGTTACAACTGCATTAGGTTTTACACCATACAATAATACTAATCCATCAGGCTTTATTACTTCAAGTGCATTAACTCCTTATCTAACAAGTTCAAATGCTGCTTTAACTTATGTACCATATACCGGTGCTACAGGTGCAGTTGATTTGGCAACTAATAATTTAACTTGTGGAGATGCGATTATAAAGAAGCCTAAAATAACAGTTGAATTAGTTAATGCTTTAAACGTTGATTTTTACAATAGATATGCAATGAGTATTGATTCAATTACTAATGTTTTAAACTCACCGACAATAACTATTCAAGATGATAATGTAGCCTATACATTAGGTAATACAATAGCAATAGGAAGTAAAATAACAATAACTGCTTCAACTGCTTCGGTAGTTGTATTAAACGCAACAAGGATATAATGAATGAAATTTATATAAAAGCTACTCCTCCTGCATCAACTCCATTAACAACTGCGAAGTTAATGAAGACAGGACAAACAACATCTTACAGAACTGGCGATGACCCAAACTTAGGCACAGGTAGAGCGACTTCATTTAGTGTATTAGCAGCCAATAACCCATTCGGTAACACAAATAGATTTACTGATGAGTTGGGAGGTTCAACTTATACTAATAACATTGTAATTGATTGGTCAACCTATGATGGTTCAACTGTATTAGGATGGTATCGATTAAAGAGACCTGCAACAGGTAGTTACACATGGAACCAAGCTATTGATAATGCTTTGACATTTACAATAGGAACTTTTACAAGTGGGTGGAAATTAGCTAATATGATGGAATATTTAAGTTTAGTTAATTGGGGTAATACACCTGCTAATAAGATTAACTATGCGCCTTTTAGTTTAGTAGGTGATTTTTGGAGTTCAACAACAGATGCTAATAATACCGCTAATGCTTTTTATTTAATCAATTCAACTACATTGCATGTATTTACCACAGGTAAAACTGCAGGAATTAGTTCACTATTCAATCGAGTATTCACAGTATCAGGAACAACTTTAACTTAATAATATGCCAACTTATAAATTTCCGGAATTTAATTTAGAAATAATTAATCCAACAGTTACAGTATTAACTGTACATGATAATATCATAACAAAAGAATGTAATACTGATATTCTATTAGTAACCGATTCTGCTTCATTTGGTATTAACTTTACAGGATATACTTATGTATCGGATTGGAATGATACTGATATAATTAATTGGGTAAATAATGAATTAATTAAATACGAAGTTTAAAAGTGTTAGGATATATTAAAACAAATAAAAATTAAAGAATTATGGATACTATTTCTAGCGGTTTAACAAGTGTTACAGATACTAAAGTGTTAATATGGTTAGTTATTACATTATTAGCTATACTAGCCTACGTTGGCAAATTAGGAGTTTCTCAACTACAAAGTATTGCTAAGTCTGTTAATAGAATGGAAAAAGATTTAGGTGTTTTAACCAATGATCATACTAACTTAAAGGAAGATGTTAAAGAAGTTAAGCAAAGAGTTTCAAGATTAGAAGATTTAAATTCTCACTACAATCCTAATTAAAAATGAATATTGACTATAAAGAATTATTATCATTAAGGTATTATGGCAAACTAATACCTAATGAAGTATACTTTACTAGCAAGGGAGTTTTTAGGGCAATTAATAAAAACAGGTATACTGAATACTTGTTGCCAACAAATAACATAACAGGGTTAAATAAAAGCAGTGTAGGATTAAACAATGTAGATAATACATCTGATTTAAATAAACCAGTTTCTATAGCTACAGAAAAATTATTAACAGATAATTATTATCCATTAAGTAATCCTGAAGGTTATATTTCAGGAATAAACTCTAATGACGTTACAAGCGCTTTAGGATATACACCTGTTAAAAACGATTTAACTACAAACACTACATCTCCTTTATTAGGAGGTGGTGATTTAACAACAAATAGAACATTAAGTATTAGTCAATCTAATACATCAACTGATGGTTACCTTTCTTCTACAGATTGGAATACATTTAACAATAAATCTAAACAGCATTTTAATAATAGTACTGGTAATCAAGAAATTACAGCTGCTACAGTTACTTATTTAACTAATTCTGCTATATCTACAGCTAGCATAAAAGCTGGTACTGTTATTACATGGAATATATCAGTTACTAAAACTGCTGCAGGTGCAGATGCTCCAGAATGGACTGTAAGATTTGGTGAAAATTCAAGCACAACTGATGCAACTATTTTAACATTTACAGGTGCCGTACAAACAGCTGCTGTAGATGCAGGTATAATTACTATACAATGCATATTTAGAACTGTAGGTTCAGGAACATCTGCTGTATTAGTAGGTCATTATTCTTTAGTGCACCAATTAGATCAAGCAGGTTTATCAAATGGTAATGGTGGAGCATTTGCAACATCTGCTGGTTTTAACAGCACAACAGCCAATGCTTTTTTAGGTATTACAGTAAACTCAGGATCTTCTGCAGTATGGACTGTAAATCAAGTATTTGTTAAAATGGAAAACACTATATAATTTATAGTTTTTCTTGCTTATTTAAGTAAATAATGTTATATTATATATATGAAAGGTCAAAAGATAGTAGATATTGCTAAATTAGAAGTTGGTACTTGTGAAGAACCAAAAAATTCTAATAAACAGAAATATGGTGAATGGGCAAAATATAATGGTGTAGCATGGTGTGCATTATTTGTTAGTTGGTGTTATAATGAAGTAGGTTTACCTTTACCTAAAATAGGATTTAGATTTCCAGGATTTGCAGGTTGCCAATCAGGTTATGCATATTTTAGGGATAAGAAATGGATTACTAAAACCCCTAAGGCTGGAGATATAGTATTATTTGATTGGAATGGAGATGGTAGATATGACCATACAGGCATCTTTGTTAAAGACTTAGGCAATGGTAGTTTTCAAACAATTGAAGGTAACACAGCTCTTAATAATGACTCTAATGGTGGTGTAGTTATGATAAGAGAAAGGAAATATAGTGTTTCTATATTTATTCACCCACCAATACTAGATAAATAATATGTTGAAAAATTATTACAAAACAACTCCTAAGAAATGGAGAAAAATAGGTGATGCTTTATTAGCATCTGCAGCTATAGTAGGTGCAGGTGGTTTAATGGCATTTGATGATCTAAAAACAGTTTATAGTTCTAAGGAACTTAAAATAATTATAGGTATTACTTTATTTATAGGTATAACTGGTAAGTTTTTAACAAATTTTTTTAAAGATGAAGAAAAGTAAAATATTAATAATTGCAATACTATTACTATTAGTAAGCTGTATTACTGAAAAGAAACGTGCTAAGATATGTTCTGAATGTCCAGTATTAACTGAAGTTGTAACAATAATTGACTCTTCATGGAGTAAAACTATAACAGTACATGATACTGTTTATAAAACTATACAAGGCCCTTCAATAGTTATTCCTGGGCCATGTGATCAATTTTGTGATAGTACAGGTAAGTTAAAACCTTTCTATAAACAAACTAAGAAAAACGGCATTAAACAAACATTATATACTGATACTAAAAATAATACATTAGTTCAGAAATGTGATGTTGATAGTTTATTACAAGTTAATGAAAAGATTACAATTGAAAATAATAAGTTAAGAATTGAGAATAAAAAGGTAACTCTTGAACCTAAAATAATATACAAAGTTACTGCATGGCAATCATTTATAATTAAATCAGGTTACACAGCATGGATTGTTTTACTTACATTCTTAGGTTGGAGTATATTTAAAGTATATAATAAAATAGTATAAAATGGTAACAGCTAATAAGATAATATCTGATATAAGGAATATTGCAACTAGTGGTAGTAACCCTATTGATTTTCGTATAGAAGATGCTCAAATTCAATATTGGATTGATGAAGTAAGATCAATGCTTATTGCTCAATCATTAGAAAAGAAAGATGATATTAATGATAGTTGGATACTTCCAATAAACTGTTTAGATTTAATAGAAGTTGATAAATCTGAATGCTGTGAAGTAACTACTAATTGCAAAATATTAAGAACTCAACAGCAAGTTCCTAGTACTATTGATACTGTACATGATAATTCAATTGTAAGAGTTGAAGATATATCTGGTAATATATTATCTAAAAGTACTGCATTTGAAAGTAAATACAACAATTATAACAAATATACTACAGATAAAACTAAATGGTATTTAAAAAATAACTATATTTACATTATAAATTCTCAGTTTTTAAATAGAATAAATGTATATGGTTTATGGGAAACTCCATCAGATTTATCTAATTACGTAAGCTGCGATGGAAATACTTGCTATGATATTAATTCATTTTATCCTATAAGTTTAAAAATGGCTAGCGATATAACTAATATAGTTTTAAAAACTAAGATATATCCATTCATGAGTATGCCACAGGATAACACTAATGATTCTAGCAATACATTAGATAGATTACCAACAAAACAATAAATAAATGGGTTACACTAAGGATATAGGACTTAGAGATTTTTACAAATATTATAAAGAAACTGCTATAAAAAAGAATAGGAGTTATGTAGATTACAAAACTTATTCTAAAATTCTAAAAGAGTTTAATTTAGAAGTTAGGACTAAGATAATTTACAACAGTGAAACATTAACTTTACCTTTTAAATTAGGTAAGTTATTTATACATAAGTTTCAAAATACATTTACTGAGGATAATAAAAGGAATTGGAGGGTTAATTATAAGCTTAGTAAAGAACAGAATATGATTATATATCATGGTTCAATGTATGGTTATAAATGGAAATGGAGTAAAGTTCACTGCGGAGTAAAAGGTAAAAGATACTATAGTTTTAAACCTTGTAGAACTGCATCAAGATTAATAGCTGATGCTGTAAATAATAAACAATTAGATTTTTATAATTAATGGCAATAAATGGATATGTAAGTAGTAAGGCTGTAATGGCTAAACTATATAGGGATTTAGGTCTAACAACTGAGATTAATGAATCTCATGTAATTGAGTGGATTGCTGAAGCCTTAGAATTAATAGGTACGTTTTATCAGTATGATGAAATATCTACTAACTTACCTATCGTTGATGGTAAAGTTAAATTACCAGCTAATTTCTATAAGTTAATAACAATATCTTATATTAACGGAGTATTATCTTGGGCAAATGCTAGTCAAATTCCTGAATTTGGATGTGAAACTAATATATTGCCAAGATGCTGTACTGAAAATAAATTCTATATTAATAATAGTTATATTATAACTGATATAACTGAATCTCAAATAAGGCAACAAGATTACATTTGTATATCATATTTAGGTGTACCAGTTGATGATGAAGGTTATCCTTTAATACCAGATGATGTTCATTTCATGAAAGCCTGTTCATCATATGTAACATATATGATTGATTACAGAGATTGGCGTAAAGGAAATACTGCTGATAAAGTTATGCAAAAGTCTGAACAAGAATGGTTATGGTACGTAGCAGCTGCTAAAGGATCTGCAAATATGCCAAATCTTGCACAATTAAACAGCTTGAAGAATGTTATGGTTAGGTTGATACCTAGTCAAAACGCTTACACTACAAACTTTAGGAATATTAATAACGTAGAGAATTTAAAACGTCACTAATGGATAGTAATAATACTTTTCAAAACGGAATGAATTCTGATATATCTAAATTATATCAGGCTAAGGATCAGTACGTAAAAGCTTTAAATTTTAGACCTGTAACTGAATTAGGTAGTTCTAATGCATCCTTAGTAAATATTAAAGGGAATGAATGCCAAATAAGTTTTCCTGTAATAAGAAGTGTTTATAAGTTGGCTATAAGAAAGGAATATGATGTAGATAATAACTTCTTACCAGGAGTTGTTACAATTACTGTAAATGGAGAAACTACACCAAATATTCTTATTAATGAAAACACTAATATAAATTCTTTTGTTGGGTTAATAAGTTCTTTACCTAATTGTTATGGTACATCAACAGGAACTGCTGCATTTGCATTAGCATACAATTCTGATTACATTGTAATATATCAGCAACCTGAATACAAAGGATGCGGTGGAGATTTATCAACTGAACCAGTAGTTACTATTACTCAAGTAAGTGGAACTTCAGGAATAGATTATGTAGATGCTGATGGTAATTTAACAAGTGTTGCTAATACACCTTTTGTTCCAAGTGTAAGTTTATCAGATCCATTAGTAGTAATAGGATCTACTTTTATTAATGAAAATATTTACATATTTACATGTCACAAAACAAACACTAATAAAATAGGTCAAATATGGGAATTAGTTTATGATGAATTACTTAAAACTACTACAGTATATTTGCTGTACAACAACTATTTAAACTTTACAATAAATCATCCTATACCTACATCTGCTGCAATAGGCAGATATGAATTAAATAATTTACAACGTATTTATTGGACAGACTTTTATAATCCTGTAAGAACAGTGAATGTAAAAGATCCTAACTTAATGGCATTAAATGTTGATTTGACAAATTTACGTCCATTAACTAATATGTCAGTTCCGGTATTAAATGAAGTTATAGACAATGGCGCTGTTAATAATATATCAGATACTGCTACTTATCAATGCGCTTATAGGTTAACAAAGAATAATGGTGCTATAACAAACTATTCAAGTTTATCAAATATAATTGCACCTATTCCTCAAAAGACTTCAAACTTTACAAAGTTTTTAAATAACTTTAGTAGTATTGCAGCAACAGGTGTTCCTGGTGGAGTTAATAAAGCTCTTAGATTTGAAGTGCAAGGAGTTGACACAGATTATGATAATATAGAGTTTGTTATAATTACTAGAGATGTAGCAAATATAAATTTATTTTATGTTTACAAATTTGATACACAAGTAATAAATGGTAATTCAACTATATTAACTACATGGGTTAATGATCCTAATACTAATGAAGAAATTACTGTTGACGAATTGCTTATTGAAAATGTATTATTTAGTCACTGTAAAACTATTGAACAAAAAGATAATAGACTATTCTTTGGAAATGTTAGAAGTGATATAGATACAATACTTGACGCATACGATACTAGAACTTATAGGTTTATACAAAATCAAGATGATTTTGATGTTTTGCAATACGAAGGTGACACAGTTCCTCAACCTTATACTATATCAACTGTAAATGATTACGCAAATATACCACAAGATGCTGACCTTATACCTTTAATTAACTTAGGTATGAGTACTACTGAAGATCCTAACTTTGACTTCACAATGAAGTACAAAAGACTTAGTTCTGTTGTAGGTGGTTCAGGTCCTAATATAAGTTATTCATTTGGTAATTTATTATTAAGAGCTGATGCATTTCCTGAGTGGCCTGTAAATGGCACAAGTACTCAAGAGGGTACTGCAAGAGATAATCCTGGTAGTGGTCAGTTATATCCCAATGGTTATAGAAAAGCTGCAGGTTTATCAAATGGTTCATTTTTAGATCCTACATTTTTTAATGGAGCTCCTAATCAAAGATACAAGCAAAATAATAGTTTAAATACTATGGCTCTTGAATATCTATCAGGAGCATTTAGATCATATCAACATAATGAAATATATAGTTTTGGTATAGTGTTTAAATCACGTACTGGAGAAACTTCATTTGTTAAATGGATAGGAGATATTAAATTTCCTGACTATTCAGATACGGCTGATCCAGCATTACGTGATGAAACTGAACAAGGTGCACAATGTCCTGATTTTAGAAGCATGTTTTATGATACTACTACTTCAGATGAAAGTGCATATCTTGTAGTTCCTTATATTAACTTTGAAATTAACATACCTAAAGAAGTTTCTAATATTATATCTGGTTATGAAATAGTTAGATGTTTAAGAACTCAAGCTGACAGAACTATTAAATCTCATGGTTTAATTACACAAGTTGCTACAGGTGTAGCAGATAGTAATTATTATATGCCTTATAGTCATTATACTACTCCATCAGCTTTAAATTTAGATTCTTGTGATCCAATTGTGCTTCCTGCAAGTAATGGATATGCTAGTAAAGATTTAATATGCTATCACTCAATGGAGTCACTTGTAGATAATTCAAATGATGATTTTGAAGAAGATGATCAAATGATTTTAACTGAAGTTTATGAAAAAGTATTAGATAGTGCTATTAATCCAAGTCTTTTTAGTATAGCAAATCCTGCTGAAAAATATTACATAAAAAAATACTACAATTTACCTATATCTTCAGGTTATGGCTTTTTTTACAACACATCATATTTTGGAGCACCTTATATTCACACTATAAAAGAAGGTTTTTATGTAGCTCAAGGATCAAGCAGTCCAGCTTTATCATCAGTAGGTGGTGCTATTTATAATAATAGAGATCAGGATCCTAGTGGAGGATCAGGATGGTATTCAAATGGATCACCAACAGTTATTGTTGGATTAAAAGGATCTTCATTTAACTGGACTAATTATACATTTGCTGGAGTTTGCTCAACAGCAGCAGTACAAGGTAATTCTAAATTACTAGGTATACATTTTAAACCTCGTGTTTTAAAAACTCAATATGGCGGTAGAACCTATACAAGAAGAGCTAATAGAGAATATATACCTACTGGTGCATATTATCCTGTTGCTGAAAATGGAACTTATGAAATAAAAGTATTTGGCGGTGATGTATTTCATGGAATATTAGATGCTCAAAAATGTATTAAAAATTGGGGAGGAACTCAAGTAACTCCTCCTGAAAAACATTCACAAACTTGGTATTTCCCACACCAATCTTATAAAAATGTTGATTTAAGAGATGGACTGCATGTTAACTCTGATTTAGATAATGATTCAGGAAGTGCAGCTTCAGGATCAGATCAGTATATTTATGTTTCAAGTTTTTCATTTGAAAATACACTTAAAAAATATTACCCTAGACCTATATTCTTTAATTTAACAAATGAATGGAACAATAGGGTTTATTACTCTGAGGTTAAGATAAATGGTGAAACATCTGATAGTTGGACTAGTGTATTTGTAGATAATTACTATGATGTAGAAGGTAGTTATGGCCCTATAAATGCTTTACAAATACTTAAAAACAATATGTACTTTGTACAAGATAGAGCAATAGGATTGTTAATAGTTAACCCTTATGAAACTGTTACTACACAAAACTTACAATCTATTGGTATAGGTACAGGTGAAGTAATACAAAAACACGTATATTATTCTATAGACTCTGGTAGTAAACACCAATGGTCAGTTAATAGGTCAAATACACATATTACATTTGTTGACTCAAGGCATAAAAAGATATTCTTATTTGATGGCCAATCTGTTAGTCCTATAAGTGATACTAAAGGTAATAGGGGTTTTGTAAATAAAGTATTACATGATCATATACTAGTTAATGATAATCCTATAATAGGTAAAGGTATTTTAACAACTTATGATTACATTAATAATGAGTTTATTTACACATTTTTAAATACTTACGTAACTGATGAACCACCTAATTACAGTGAAAAATATACTATAGTTTACTCAGATTTAATAGGCGCATTTAGTTCATTCTATAGTTTTACCCCATACATTTATTTAAATAATCATAATAAACTATATAGCATTAATTCATATGATACAGGAGTTCGTAGTAAAATTTATTTGCACAATGTAGGAGATTATTGTAAGTTTTACGGCAATATTTATCCATCTACTTTAAAAGTTAATATTAATGAAAATCCAATATATACTAAAGTATTTGATAACCTATCTTGGATAAGTGAATCAATTAAGGATAATTTGCTATTTAAAGACGTTATAAACGATTATCTAGGAGATTCTGATGATATACCTTACCTTAACAATACAATCACTAAGATAAGAGCTTATAATGAATATCAGAATACTGACTGGGTAACATTAAGTACTACATTTCCTAATCCTACTTTAAGGAAATCTGAGCAAGGTTACAATATGCAATTACCTAGAAATAAGGTTAATTATGATACAAACAATATCAACACTAAATCTATATTTGATCCTACTATATTAACTAAAACATTGTTTGGTGATAGAATGAGAGATAAATACTTGGTTGTTGATATGGAGTACAATAACATACTGAATAACAGGTTTATACTACATAATCTTAAATCAACTTATCGCATTTCTGATAGATAACATTTGGTGTTATTATAACACCTTATGTTATATTATAAATTTGCACTTTATCAATAAAAACACTATATTAAATATATATATAACATAATAAATTATATACATGAAAAATAAAAAATCTTTAGTTAAAAAATATAAAAGTGGTGGCACTCAAATGCCATTCAAATTACCTGCTGTATATAATCCTTATTATGGAGTTTCTGAATATGGAGATGGTGGCAGAGTATGGAAAGATATAGGCGCTGGAGCGTATGGCGTAGGTGAAGGATTGCTTGACACCATGACAATGGGTGCAACTGATCAATTAACTGATATGGGTTATAAGGCTTTGCAAAAAGCTGGTAATTCTACTGAAGATGAAATAAGGCAACAAAATTCTATTGCTGGATATGGCAAAGCAGCAGGTGCTATTACAGGAGCTCTTACAGGATTAGCATCTCCTGAAGCTGCAATAGGTACTGCAGCACAAGGAATTGGTCAAGGTATATCATATGGTAGTGCAAGTGATCCTAATGCACAAATGGCTGGTAGCATGGTTACATCATTAGGTAAACTAGGATCTATGGCTGCAGGTCAAGGAATAGGTTCAGCAGGTGTACCCGGTGGTAGTAATGCAAATATGCTTACAATGATTAATCCTAACATGAATACAGGTGTACCTAATACTATGAGTCCACAACAAGCTGGCGTGTATGCTAGATATGGTGGAATGAAATATGCATTAGGTGGTGTTATTAAAACTCCTTATGATAATAAAATAGCTATTACAGATATTAGAATGTTTGGTAATGGTGGATTAAGTAGTGGTATGCAAAGAGTTTGGGATAATCCTAATAAAAAACCATTGTTTGTTAATTCATTACAAATGTTTAAAAATGGTGGTCAAATAGTTGCTGAACTAGAAGGTGGTGAAAACTACATTAAAGCTAGTGATGGTGGATTTGTACAATTACCTGACAGTGCTCCTTCTCATGAAGAAGGTGGTGTTAAATTAACTGAACAACAAATACCTAGTGGTAGTATAATATTTTCTGATAAATTAAAAGTACCTGGTACAGATATGTCATTTGCTGATGCAAATAAAAAAAATGATACTAGCAAATTAGATAAAAAATTTGATAAACTACCTATTAATGAAGCATCAATTAACGCTAAAAAAGAATTGAAAAAAGCTATGATGATTAACTCTCAAAACTTATTTGCTCAACAAGAATCTCTTAAACAGGAGAAAGTTAAAAATTATGCTAAAAGATTAGGTCTAGTACCTTCAAGAGATAATGAAAATACTGAACCTATGGGTTTGCCTGAAGGTAATGAGGGTGAATATGCAATGGCTAGAATGGGTGGTATGTATATGGCTGGTGGCCAAATGATGGTACCAACTGTAAATGATTATATGCGTGATGAAGATTACAATTCATTAACTTATGCTAATGGTGGTAAACTACCTGAAGGATTATTAAGATCTAGATTAGAAGCACATATGTCACCTAAAGAAGCAAGTAATTACATTGCTAATTATGCTAATGGTGGAATGATTAAACGTGCAGATGGTTCATATTCTCAAAGAGGATTATGGGATAATATAAGAGCTAATGCTGGTAGTGGTAAACAACCTACTAAAGAAATGCTTGAGCAAGAAGCTAAAATTAATGCTAAGTATGAAAAAGGTGGTATACATATTAACCCTGCAAATAAAGGTAAATTTACTGCAAGTGCTGAACGTGCAGGAATGGGTGTACAAGAGTTTGCAAGACACGTATTGGCTAACAGTGAAGATTATAGTTCTACACAAGTTAAACGTGCTAATTTTGCACGTAATGCTGCAGGTTGGAAACATGAAATGGGTGGTGTACAGCAATACAATATGGGTGGTAATACAGGTGAACCTATAAGTGAAGCAGATTATAAAGCTTTACAAAATATTAATAAAATACTTTATAACTCTAGTAAGTATAAAGAAAATTGGATGGATCCTAAGTTTACTAATGCTGTAGCTGAGTATTCTAGAATTACAGGTAAAAACCCTACTCCTATTGAAGGAATATATTCTAAATCTGCTACAGATGCTCCAAATACAATTTACAATGCTAAATTTCCAGCGCCTAGTAATATAACTTATCAAGACTACATAAGTAGTTTAAGAAAAACTCAAACTCCTGTAGTTAATACTGTTGTAGAGCCTAAAGGAGTTGGAATGCATCCTGATTATCAAGGTTATTCAATACCTGGTATTAAAGATAGTTATAATCAGGCTAAACAAAAAGCTCAGATTTTAAATTATGGAACTGCTAATATTGCAAATGAAGCAATATCTCAAAAAAGATATGGTGGTATAAACTATAACAATGAAAGTATTATTCAATATCGTGGAGGTGGTACTAAAACTTCAACTCCAGTATATGACGCATCTAAATTTGTAGATGATTATGATTATTCAACATCTGGACTTGGTAATGTACCTCTATACATAGAAGGTGTTACAGAAGTTAGAGATAATTCTATAGCAGATTTTGGAAATAGAAATGACTTTAATCAATCTTTAACTAGAGGAATAAATGAGTTTAATGCAGGAAATACTGGAGTGCCATCAACTAGCGGATCTAAAGATTACAGTGGACTTATAAATGCAGGTACGCAAATAGGCATGGGGTTATTACAAAACGCTGGTAATATATATGATATTTACAGGGGTAGTAAACCTGAAACTGAAATTTATGAAAGATATACTCCTACTACATTAACAGCTGATGAAGTACTTAGAGGAAATCAGTTAGGATATGCTGCAGGTAAGCAAGGACTTGCTGCTAGTTCACAAGGTAGCGGTAGTGCATATAGACAAAACTTAAAAGACTTAGCTCTTAAAAAGATGTATGCAGATGCTAAAGCTATTGAAAATGTTAATAACTTAAATGCTGGTATAAGAAATCAAGCAGGTATGTTTAACACTGAATTAGCTAAACAAGAAGTTGTTGCTAATTTACAGAATAAAGCTAAAGCTAGAGATTTAACAAGTTCTGGTATATCTGGTATAGGTAAAAATGTTTCATCTCAAATTAGAGATTATAAAACTGGTAGCATGGATCAAAAAACTTTAAATGCTATTATTGCTTCTAATCCTCAATGGGCAAATAGTGCTGAAGGTAAAGCTTATATTGCACAATTTAAAAGATAATAATATTTAATAATAATCAAATATAATTACTATATTTGCGATATAAAATAAAACTATGGCTAATCGTTTTGATACACCACAAAAACAAGAATACGTTTCACAATATGTTCCTATGCCACTAGAATATTTATCTGGATTGGCAAAGGACTATACTAATCAATATAAGAAGGCTGAAGAAGATGTTTATGCATTAGGAGATCTAATGGGTAAAGTTAAATCTATTGACGAACATCAACCTTATAAAAAACAATTAGAAGCTGAATTTAAACCTAGAATTGAGTCACTTGCTGATCAATTTGTAAAAGGTGCTGACTTACCTTCTGCTACAAGAGAACTTAATAAGTTAAAAAGAGATTGGGTTAATAATCCATTACGTCAAGAATTAGAAACTTCTTATGCTGAAAAAGCCATTGATAAGGAAAATGCTCGTAAACTAGGTGTTAAATATCAAGATTGGTTAGATCCAAATTCTAAATTTAAAGGTTATAGTGAAACAGGTGAATTAGTTCCTTATAGAGCAAATGTAATTCCTGAAGCTTTAGATATTGAAAAAAGATTTAGTGAAGCTATGAAAGGTATTAGAGAAAGTACTAAAGGATGGGATATTGAAGGAATTGATGAAACTGGAATTAAGATTGGTCAAAAAGGATTACAATCAGGAATTACTCCTGAAAGAGTAATGAACTTAGCTAAAGATAAAGTTAAAGGAATACTTGATGGTACTTTAGAGGGAACTCAGTTTAAGCAAAAAATGAAATATTTTTATCCTAATGCTACAGATAAACAAATAGAAGATGAAGCTGTTAAACAAATGTTTGCATCTGGATCTGAGCAAATATTTAGTAAAACAGAATCTGGTAAATCTATGGATGTTACTGATATATGGGGTAAAAAATATGATGAAAGAAAAGCTCAAGAAGATTTCCAAAGATTACCTATGCAAGAATTACCAGTAATTGCTGCTGAAAATGTAACAAACAAAGATGCTTTAAGTGTATTTAATTTAGGCAAAAATGTTGATGAAGAAGGAAAACCTATTTATGCTAGTAAATTAGGTAGAGTAGAAACTCAAGTTGATGGAAGAACAGTATCTGGAGCTCAATTTGATAATAACGCAAGGGAACAAAATATTAAAAATTTAACAGATTTTTATACTGGATTAAATAATACTGCTAAAAACTTAAATATACCTATTCCAAAATTACCAAATGGTAAAACAGATTATAAGAAACTACAAGATATTATAACTAGTGTAGGTAAAGATATGTTAGTTAATGGTCAAGTTGGTCAAGGGTTGCAAACAGAATTAAGTAATAATATGACTAGTTATTATTTAGGAACCACGGATTCTGACGGAGAAACATTTAAAAAATCTCCTTTTTTACAAACTGCTAAAATAACAGATGTAAGTGATCCTAGTAAACAAATAATATCTGAAGAAGATAAAAATAAAATTGCTAAAAATGGTGTTATAAAAGATATTAATTTTTACGCAGAAAAACCTGGAACATTTGTTATTACATCTTCTGATGAAGATGGAAAATCTAAAAACTATAATATTTATTTAGGAGAAAAAGTTTCTAAAGCTTTAATAGAACCTACTTGGAATTTAACTAATTCATTTGATAGAAATATTAAAGGTCAAGTTAGTACAGAAGAAGCTAATGAATTATATAAAAATGAAAATAAATTAGGCGCTGATTTAGCAAACCAATATAATAACATAAAAGATGAAAGAGTTAAAGGTTATCTTTTAAATAATTTGCAAAATGTTTTAGGTGAATCTAAAAACATGAAAACAGTTTCTATTGTAAATAGTGCTGAAAAAACACAATCAGGTAATCCTAAATATATATTTATAGGTAAACAAGGAATAGATCCTAACACTTATTCTCCAGTAAATAAAGTTATAGTTGTTAATCAAGAAAATGGAGATATACAATATAAAGATTTAAATGAAGTCCAAGCAATGGAAAGTTCATATATTCAAGAAAATATTTCAAGAGGTTATAAACCAAGATTAGGTAAAAACGAATAATATGCCAGATAATAATAAACCAAATTTAAATGTAACAGTTAATCCAGAAGAAATATTAAAAAATAAAGGTTCTGGATTTGATTTAAAAACTGGAGAAAAAGGATATTTTGGAGGAACTGGTTTTGGAGAATCTAAATATGATTTGCCACAAGAAACTTCATGGGCTGATATAGAGTCAGGAAATTTAGAAGAATTAAGAGCTCAACGTCAATCAAGTCTTGCTAAGATAGGTTCAGGATTAGCTAATGCAGTTACGCAAACTGGATTAGATATAATTAAAGATACTTCATATCTACTAGATTACAGAAACTATACTAACTTTACTGAAAGAGCTAAAGAAGGTTTTCATAATGATATTGCAGATGCAATACAATCTGTTGAAGATAAACTTAAAATACCTGTTTATAGAACTAAAGAATCTGAAGGGTTTAGTCCATTATCTGCTGGATGGTGGGGTGAAAACATTCCGTCTATATTAACAACAGTAAGTATGATGGTTCCTGCACAAGGAGCTGTAATGGGTTTATCAAAACTAAGCAAGGCTTTAGGTGGAGCTAAGCTTATTAGGGGTATTGAAGCTGTTAGTGGTGCTAAAAATTTAAGTGCTGGTTTAAAAGGTATTACAGGTGCTGTAATATCTCGTCAAATGGAAAACATTATGGAAGGTGGTCAAACATTTGAAGATACTTATAAAAGTTTAGAAGGTAAAATTAATCCTAGTACAAATCAATTATTTACTGAAGAAGAGAAAAAGGCTATAGCTGGTGAAGCTGCAGCTAATAATTATAAATTAAATTGGGCAAACATTGTAACTGATTTACCTCAGTACATGTTATTGAATAAATCATTTAGCCAAATGATTAAAGATCAAAGAATTGGTTTATCTGATTTAGTTGCTACAATGGGACAAGAGAGTGGTGAAGAAGCTTATCAGTTTATTACTAATGAAGAAACTAAACGTGCTGCATTAATTAAATCTGGTGTATTAGAAGATGATAAATCATCATTGACTGATAGAGTATTAGATTATGCAAAAGATGGTGAATTTTGGACTAGTGCATTTTTAGGAGGATTAGGTGGAGGTATATTTGCAGGAGTTGGTAAAATTGGTGAAAACAAAAGGATTGAAAAACTTCAGAAACAACAAGAAGCTATTGTTAAGTTACATACTGCAGTAATTAAAGGAGATGAGCAATCATTTAATAGAACTACTGATGATGTATTTCATAAAACATTAATGGATAACATAACTGACCTTGATAATTTTAAATCAATGTTAGAAATAACTCCTGAAGCAATGGATGATCCTGAAGAAAGGGTTAAATCTCAAAAAACTTTAAATGATAGGAAACAAGTAATTAAATTTGCTGAAGATTATAGAAATACTTTATCTGCAGATAATACTAAAGATGATGCATTAAAAGCTACTGAATTAGATATTGCAATAGATCAAAAATTAACTGATAACAGATTAAGAAATATTAATACTGAATTAACATCTTTAAAAGCTGAAGATGCTCATTCATTAAATCTACAAGATCCTACTTTATATCAGTTTAAAAACCTTAAAATGCAATATGAAGCAATTAAGGATATACCTCAACTTGCTGATAAAGCTAAACAATTACAAACTACAATTGCTGAAAATTATAATTTATTATTATCTGAAGGACTTTATAGTTCTAAAGAAGATATTGATAAGCAATTAATATCCCCTAATGATTCTAAAATAATTAATTTAATTAGAAATCAAGAATTAGACTCTAGAAGATTTAATCAAAATAAAGAAGTTTTATATCAATTATCTACACCTGAAGGTAGAGATAATATTAAAAAGGCTGCTGAAGATCAAATCGCTAAACAACAAGAAGCTATTAGAGTTGCTAATGAACAAGCTGCAAAGGCTGAACAAGATAAAATTATTGATATATTTGCCAATAAGATTAATTCTGGCGAACAACTTGAATCTGAAGATGAATTAGCGTATTACAATGCTAATAAAAAAGCTATTGATAGTAAAGTTGAACAATTAAAAATTGCAGGAAATAACATACCTCAAGATATACTAGATATATTAAACAAGGATGTTGAAAATGAAGCTAATTTTGAACAACAAAAAGCTGAAGTAATTGGTCAACCCGCAGGTGATATATTTGGTGATGTATCAGAACCTGTTGAAACTGATGTTACTACAGATGCTAAAGCAACAGATTTAGGATTTAGTAATTTAAGTAATATTGGGAATCAAGGTTTAGCAATCATGGAAGCAGATATAAATAAATCTGGTAAACATGTTACATTTAATATATCAAGAGCTACACCTGAACAAAGACAAAAAATAAATTCTGATATTGAAGAATTTAAAAAGAAATATCCTGAAAAGAATATTGTTAGCAGAATTGAAAATAATAACCTAATTGTAGAAGTTGCACCTACTAATACTCAATCTACTACAGATGCTATTGCTGATATAGAAAGAAGAAGACAAGAAGAGTTAGAATCAAATGCAAGTAGTATTAGAGTAAAAGTTGAAACATACAACACTTTAACTATAAATGGAAACCCAGTACAAGTAGAAATAACTACTAATAAAGATGGTAGTAGAGTATTAAAAGCAAGAACAATTAATGAAGATGGTTCAATAGATCCAATGGCTTTTGTAACAGAAAGAATAAATAGTGGGTCACAGCTGTCTTTGACAAATGAAAAGTTAATTGAAGGTTATATTGGTAATGAAGATAACACATTAAAAAAAGTATCTGAAGATCTTAATCCGTCTGATGCAAGAACTAATAAAATCAATGCTAAGTATGATGCAGAGATAGCTGCTTTAAAAAGTAAACCAGCTACTGCTGCTGTTTCTGATATAGATGCTAAGATAGCAGATCTAAAGAGTAAAATTACCAAACAGATGGGTTTTATTGAAAATCAAATAAAATCTCTTAATTCTTTTATAGCTAACACAGATAGTTATGATGCAACCTCTAGAGCTGAAAGAGATATTAGGAAGTATGAAGAAGATTTTAAAAAACTAAAAGAAGAACTAGCTGCTTTAGAAAGCAAACAATCTACTAGTGTTTCTAAAGACGATAAATTAAAGGTAGTTAAAGTATATCATCATACTAATGTTGATCCAAAAGACTTTAATTTTGGAAATTTTCAAAGAGGTAAACAACAAGTTAGTCAATTTGGAGATGGATTAAATGCATCTTCTACTACTACTCCATTTTTAGTTAAAAGATATGGTAATCCTATAGAGGGTGAAATTAACGAATCTGATTTCATAGTTATTGATGCTAATAAGTCTGAAAAAGAACTATATGAAGAACTTAAATCTAAAGGATATAAATTTAACAATCCAGGTACAGGTTCTTATATAGGAAATGATCCTGCTAAAGAATATAATGGAACTGAAAAAGCAAATGTACAACCAGCTATAATATCTTTATTTAATGATTTTCAAAAATCAAATCCTCAGGTAAAAGGAGTTAAAGTTATAAATCACATTATTGGTAATCAAAAAGTTGACTCTTTTTATGTAATATATGACAATAAATCTTTTTATGGGCCAGGATCACTTTCTAAAACTCAGCCTAAAGTTGACACACTTGAATCTGAATTACAAGATCTTAGTAACAAAAAGGAAAAGGCTATTAGTGATTTAAATAATGCTAATTTACCTCAAGAATTGTTACAAAACACTATTAATGTTATTAATGAAAGGTTTAATAATTTAGAATCTCTAGTAAAACAAAAATACGGAGTTAAAGAAGATTTAAATAAACAAATTGAAAAAATTGAAGATGCTCAAAATACTAAGGAAAATATTATTATCAATGCTAATGATGGGGTTGTACCTGAAATTGGTTATAAGGAAAGGAAAGCATTAGAAAATGAATTAAGTGAAACTTTAGAGTTTACTAATGATCAAGGTGAATCTGTAAGTCCTCAAGGTAATATAGTTACTTTAGGTGACTTAATTATTAATGCAGCAAAAAGTATTGCTTACTTATCTAAATCTTATATAGCAAAGATTGCTAAATTAGGTGAAGTTACTTATTCTCAGAAAGAAGATATATCTGAAGATCAGCTTAATGAGTTTATGCAAGAACCTATGTTATTGTCAAATAAACAATATCAAGCAGGTGAAGAATTAAACTTATCAGTTGACACTACATTTAATGTAACTAAAGAAGATGGTACAGTTATTAGTTATGAACAAACTAAAGATAATCCTTACTTAGTACCTATTAAGATTACAAATAAAGAAGGTAAGATTATAGGTTATTTGCATACTTTAGATTGGATTAATGAATCTAATGTTGCATCTAAAAATGATAATATTGAAAAGCAACGTAATGCATTAAAAGCTTTACGTGAAGATATAGTTGCTAAAGGAACTAAGAAAGTTATTATTAGTAATAAAACATTAGGTAAGTTAAACTTTACAGCTAAAAAAGCTGATAAACCAACTTCTGAAGTTATTAAGAACCCTAATACTAAATTTGTAATAGGTAAAAATAATAGTTTCTACGAAGGCTTAGATATGCCTTTAAATGGCAATCAGCCAATTAATAGAGATGTTAAAGCTGGTTTAGTTTATATGCTAGTTGATACACCTGTTGCAGGTAAAACTATTGCTATACCAGTATTTAATAATAAGATTAGTGATGAAATTGCTGATACTTTAACTAATGCTGTAGAAGCATTCTTTAAACAAGATACTAAGATTGCTGATAATATACTTAAACAAACAGGCATAGATATTCTTAAAATAAATGGTTTAAGAAACTTCTTTGAATTATATGTAGCTACTGCTTCATTTGATCAATCTGACTTAAACAACAATGTTGGAAATGATGATAAATTATTTTTAAATGTACTAGGTAGTGGAATACAATATGGAACTGGTGGAGATAGAATTAAATCTGTAGGTAATCTACAAAACTTTAATAGAGAAGATTTTAATAGAAATATTAAAAAAGCTTATACTTCTATATTCTTAAAGCATTTAAACAAACCTTCATTTAAACAAGTATATATTGATAATAAAGGTAAGGTAACTTATAAAGAGTCTACCTATAATGAATTTATTAAAAACAATACAACTACTAACGTATCAGATATTAAATTACCTGATGGTAGTTATACTTTATTTGTACAACCAGTAATAACATTTGATGAACTTATTGCCGCTAAGGATAATATACTTAACGACTCATCAAAGCCTAGTTATACAACTCCTAGTACTAAATCTAATCCTACTAAGTTAGGTGAAATAAACTTTGATGCATTAAATGATGAAGAAGATTTAGTTGATGAATCTCCTGTAGTATTAGGTGCAGATTATTCAAGTCAACCTGTTAAAGAAGGTGTTGAAGAACTATTTGACAGTAATCCTGAGTTAGCTAATAAAGTATATGAAGCTTTAGGGTTTTATGTGCAATTAGTAGAAGGTTCTGAAGAATATAATTTAAATTCATATAAGTCATTTTCTAAAAAATATAAATTATTACAAGATAAAGCTTGGATAGATAAAAAGAAAAAAGAGTTTATTTTTAGTAAAGATAGTAATAAGTTAAAATTAGAAGATTTAAAAGTTTTAATAAATAGTGTTTCTAATAATGGTATAACGGTTTTAGATAATGAAAATATTTTTATTACTGACATTTCTAAAGTAATTGAAATAATAAAACTCCTTACAAATAAATATGATAATTTTAGAGGTTTAGAATCTTTAGAAATTTTAAAATTTGCAGATAGTTTTATAAAAACTAAAGAAGTAGATACAAGTAATTTAAAAGATTTTTCAAATTGGGTTAAATTAGTAAATAAAGTAGATGAAGCTAAAAAACTTGCTGCTGTTTCTATATATCAATATTATCAATCTTTTTTAAATAATTCTAATTTTAGCGATTTAGTTTATGACATTAATGATATAAGCGAAATAACTAGTATTATAAAAAATGAATTAAATAAAAATTTTGATACAATAATTGATAATTATTCAGAAGATAAAAATAATAAAGATTATGAAAAAGCTTTTGATGCTTTTTTAAAAAATGAAGCTGAAAAAGAATCTAAAATATTATATAGTGAAATAACTCCACAACAAAAACAACAAGCTTTACAAGCATACTCTCAATACTTAGATACTGTATTTCCTGATAGTAAAATAAAAGATATTGTTTATCATGGAACCAAAGGAGAAAAATTTGATAAAATAGATGTTTCTAAATCTAAATTTAATAAAGGATTTTATTTTGCAAAAGATAAAAATATTGCTGAAGGATACGGAAATATTATTGCATTAATAGTAAATTCAAAAAATATTCAAGCAATTCCTTATGCACATTTTGGATATTATACTCAAACAAAAGAAAATTTAATTTCAGAACTTAATAAATTAAAATCATTAAAAAATGAAGGTAATTTTGAAAATGCTTTAGCGTTACAATTTATTGACGTTGTAGATGAAATAAAGTTTTTTAATAATAAACAAGAAAAAGAAGAGTATAGAAAATCTAATTCTGGTT